AAACCTCAAAAAAGCCGCGGACAAATATCGCTGAATTAAATACGTTTTATCAGTAACTATGGACAATAACCTTAATGTTCTTGTGGAAGCCAAGAAGGAACTTTTGAATCAACTTTCGTCCACCATTTTGCCAAGTGCACTGGACTGCATGGACTCGCTCTACGCAGAATCCAAGGTGGAGACTCAGGGACGCAACACGCTCAAGGCGTTTCAAGAGAAACTCGCCAAGATCCCTCAGTGGAACAACTATCAGATCGATAGCGAGGTGGGAAAGTGTGTGGACAGGTGTGGTGGATGTCTGGACGAGATGACGGCGGCGTGCTTCGTGGCTACGGTCAAGATCATTTCGTCGGTCAGGCTCTCCAAGGATTCCCGCAAGGTGTCGCTGAAGATTCCCACCAACGACGTATTCGTTTTGGGCGTCTACACCAATGTCGCCAAGCGAATCTATGAGGACCCTTACATCTATCAGGAGGTGGTCAGCAGGAACGACCGCCGCAAGGATCTTCTCAAGCGAATGGACGGTGTGGTCGAGGAGACGGTCAAGGAGATGCTCCCGATCAATCAGATCCTGAAGACCTACCTGAACAAGAATGCGGTGGATGTGATGAATGGCGAACCCATGGAGCCCGAACCCGAGCCGGAGATGGAACCGGAGCCCGACATGTTCCCCGGCGATGGTGAGTTGCCGGTGGAGGACGAACCTGAAATATCAGAAGAGTCCATGGAACCCACGGAGCCCGCAGAACCCGAGGAACCTTCGTTGCCGATGCCAGAGGAGCCAGTCGAGGCGTCTCAGGAAGAGACCAAGAGTTTCACGTTCAACGACAAGATCATGAAGAGGGCACCCATGCCACAGATGGAGGAAGAGGAGGACTTTTCCATCAACCCCAGTGCGAACCGTTAAACATACTAAAATCTGCTTTATTTAATAATGATCAGTGATTCGCTTAAAAATCCTTTGGTCGCGGCATTGGTCGGTGCAGTCATCACAATGGCCTATATCCAGTTGGTGGCACGTCTCAATCGCGAGGCGCCTCCCAGGAATGCCGACATGATCAAGCCAGCAATTCTGAATGCCATCTTGGTGGGCACGATAGTCTATCTCGGAATCTCTCAGCGCGAGGAGATCTACGAAACACCTTTTCCAGAAGTTAGTCGCGGTATGTAGTTAAAGATTTTAGTCTAATTAAATAATACTATGGCCAGCGTAGATACATTCAACGAGCTTCTTTTACAGTTTGTGGATGAGTTGGCTCACACGTTCCCAGAGAACACCATTGTGAAGACCTACAGGAATACGGTCGGCATGCTGATCAAGAAGGACCCTGGTGTCTGCCTGGAAACGTTTATGAAGAATGTGAAACCCCATGAAGATCTCATTCGCAATCAAGACGAGCGCATCTTCGAGGAACTTTCACGTAGCTATGGAATTTTGAAGACGCTCGACCTCGAGTCTATGTGGAAGTCTGAACTTTCGGACAACAGCCGGTCAGCAATCTGGCAATACGTCCAGGGACTCTACGTCCTCGGAAACAACGTCGGCGAGGATGAGATTCAGGCGTCCCGTCAAACCAACATGGACTTTTCGCCGGAGAAGATCAACCAGATGTTTGCACCCCAGGGACCGGATGGACAGGAGAATCCACTGGCCGGTCTGCTCGGAAATCTGATGAAGCCTGAGATTATGGAGGAGATGACGTCCAAGGTTGAAAAGGAGTTCGGTGACGGTCAGGGTGGTCTTGACGAGAACAAGATCATGCAGGCACTTGGACCGATGATGGGCAACCTGACCAAGATTCTTCAGCAGCCACCGCAGTGAAAAAATTAACTAGTCAATAAATAAGAATGGAACAACCGTGGTTTAGAAATCCATCGCACTTGTTTGCCAAGAACAAGGTGCTGATCTTTTGGCCTTTGGCTAAGCAGACCCCCGTGGAGAGGCTCAACGCCGCCACTCGGTTCATCCTCTACACCATGGCGATCCTTTATGTGATTAATCGCGACATCAGGGTTATTTACCTGGGTCTCACGGTTATTATGGTGATGGCGTCCATGTTCCTGGCGGGTGGCATCAAGGAAGCCATGCGACCGGCTTCGTTTGAGAATGAGGGCGCACGCTTCAACGCAACCACCCCAGGACAGGCATGCGAACAGCCGACCAAGGAAAATCCGATGGCCAACGTGCTTCTTTCGGACTACACCGACAACCCGAAGCGCCCGGCGGCGTGCTACTACCCGACCGTCAAGGACAAGGTGAAGAAGTTTCTGAATGAGGGAACCCCCACGGATCAGGCGGACGTCTATTCGAGCCGCAATCAGGCATTCCGTTCCTTTTACAGCATGCCGTCCACGACCATCCCCAATGACCAGAGTGCCTTCCTTCGATCCGCCTACGCCCCGTTGGTGAACAAGGTCTGCAGGGACGATGGAAGTGCTTGCTACCCCAACGACGCTTCCATGTTTGGTCAGTCCAGGATGCCCGAACTTCAGCAGCTCAGAGGCAGTTTTGGTGGAAATGGCGGACGCAATAGCGGTACTTAAAATATTGGGTGATAGTAATATGGCTTATCAGCTCAACACATCAAAGGTCCTTTTGGATGCCGAGAGTCTGCCTGTGGATTGCGCCTACGATCATGTGATCGCGCCTCCGGTGGTCAGCAACCTCAACTACGCCGGCGCGGGTCGTGCCTCGACGCCCATCTACGGGACGGCTCCTTACATGGCGGGCAAGGGGGCTCCCGGTCCTATGATCCTGGTCGAGGACATGCTTCGCCCTCAGTCCACCACCTTCTTCAAGAAGGGTTATCAGGGTCGAGAGTATGACTTTCCCTCCAAGGACATGTCGTGCTCTGTGCCGCTCCGAACCAGGTCATGGGATCCCGCGAGCAGCCGGGCCGAGGTCCAGAACGTTCTTTTTGAGCGTAGATACAAGTGATTTTTAAAATCTACTCTAGTTTTAATATGGACCCATTGAGTCTTGTGGCCTTGTTGGGGATTGCTGTGGCGGGTCGTCAAATTGCCAGCAGTGATCGCAAAGAAGGTTTTACTCCAGCACCCGTTCCGAACCGAGAGACACAGCAGTTGCCGTTTTTTGGTAACAATATCAATACACCGAGTCAGGATTTGACCCTTGTGACCGATATTCTATCTGGACCTTATGTCGACACATCAAAACAGAAAAAAGAAATCGTTGCGACCCTTCAGGATACGGCACCCAATGTTCAGTTCCCGTTTGGTCAGCCCGTCTATAACTTGTATGACCGCCAGAATGTCTCGAGTCGCATGAACAATCTGTCGTCCGCCGAGCGTAGGTTCGTCGGTCCGGGTTTGGGCGTCCCGGCCAACGTTCCCGCCTACGGTGGCTACCAGCAACAGTTCCGCGTGATGCCCAACAACGTCGGCGCGTACCGCTTGACTACGCTTCCAGGTAGGTCGGGTCCTGCCAAGGACTTTGTGTCTAGGGGTTCGGAGCGTCTGACGGTTACTCAGAACCGTCCTCAAAAGACCTATCAGCTTTTGGGCGCAGAAGGCAAGCGTCCATTGGAGAGGGGTCGCGCGCAGGGACAGGGTGGCATGCTCACCGGTCAGCGTGAACGCGAGATGTACGTGAAGACTCAGCGACCCACGATCCGTTCGGAGACTTCGACCCGGATGGACGGTCTCGAGTTCGGTGCGGCCAAGAAGTTCGTTTCTGCGGGAACTCTTCAGGAGGCTCCTACCCGAAACAAGGCGAACTTCGCTTCAAGGATCAACGACGTGGCGGCTCCGGGCATTCACTCGTTCGAGGGAGCCTACCAGAACACCCAGAACACCATCCTTCTGCGCCCCGCCGACCGCGGCAACAAGGGCTATACACCTCCTGGTGGTCGCATGAACGTCCGCGGGAATGCCACCCAGGCTCAGGGTGCCACCACACACACTCGCGATAGCGCTTCGACCGTTATCGAGGGCGGTGCTGGGAATCAGTATCTCGGTCAGAACTACGATATCACTTGGAAGCAGAATAACAATGCCTACAAGGGAAATGCAGATTTCAGAACAAACAACCTGGGACTCGCCGTCAAGCAGCTGGACAATAATCCGTTCGCTCTTTCGCTGGCTCAGCACTAAACGTCATAAATCCTACATTCTAGAGCATGGGGTTCTTCCTTACAGAACATCTCCATGGCATCCAGTTTGTTCTCTTGTTCACGAACCCTTTGATCGTGAAGACGAGAATATAGCTCTTCGTGTTCCATCCAGTCATGGACGTATTTGTGTGGTTTTTCGATCATCCGTTTTGTGGGTCTTTTCAGTTCGGTGCGCTTCTTGAACATGTACGGCGACACGTTCCTGAACAAGCAACTGTAGTAGAGCATATTTAAAAATAAAAGTCATTATATTTTTAAGTATGAGACACGAGACGATCGCCATGGAAGTTTCGCCCTTGGAGTTCGAGGGTATCAGGGTTGTAGACTTCGACGCCCAGGTGGATGACGATGAAAAAATGGTGATCGTCACGATGTCCAGATACTTCATTGGGGACCTCCATGATGAATGCGTCAAGAAGATCAAGAAGATGTTCGAAGGCTACAGGGTTAAAACTAACATGAGAATGTAATTCAAGATGATTGAGACAACTACGATTGAGGTACCAGTGAACCCCTTCCACTTTGATGGGATGCGAAGTATTGAAATACCCATCAATGTGGATCACAAGGAACAAATGATCTACGTTGATTTTATGTCAAACCAGGGGACTCAAATTATGAAGGATTTCCTTTCAGAGGTAGGTCACCAGTTTCCTGGCTATGATATTAGGGTAGCCAGGCTTGACCGGTAAGCACAGCCTTTGCATACTTTGTGGCAATCATAGAATGAATCATCGGCCAGTCCATGACGTTACTGGCGGTGACAGACAAGCCAAATGGATTTGAGTTTACGTACTTGACAAACTCCTTGCCGTTTTTTTGAGAATCAGGTGAAGTGTAAGACTCCATCTTTTCAAAAGAACCCTTGAGCCACTGAACATGCTTTTCGTCGTTGGGATCAAATCGGTCCATCGTTATTAATTGAATATGTTTTTATGTCTTTAATTAGTAGTATGAGTTCCATTGATAACTCCTTAGAGGGGGGAGGAAGTGCGTCGGCTTCAGGGAAGAAGGGCGTCATCCAATTGAGTGATGGAAATTTCAACCTGACTTCGAACAAAGAACTTAAGTCCGATCCAGCAACCGGAACCATCACCACGACAGGTTTGACGACCACAGGAACTGTCTTTGCTGCAACCATATCGACATCTAATCTGGTGGCAGATACAGTCACAGAATTGACCGTTGTTGGCGATGCATCCATTACTGGGAATGCCGTTGTAGACGGAACGATTAACACAAATAATCTTTCTGTAACAGATGATGTTCTTATTACTGGAAATTTAAGTGTTTCTGGTGGAGTTGTAACTATAACTTCAACTAGCACAGAATCATTTGCACTGAATGTTCAAAATGCAGGCACCGGTCCTGCTATTGTAGCAAATCAAACAGGACTTCAGCCAGTCGTGGATTTTCAGGATGAAGGTGATAGTGTGTTTTTCATTTCTGGTGGTGAAGGAAGTCACCCATCTGCATACGTAGGTATAGGCACAACTACACCAAATAAGAAATTGGACGTTGTCGGAGAAATTCGAGGTACTAACTTGACAGCGACAGGGACGCTTTCGGTCGGAGGTTCACTTACAGGACCATCTTTGACGGTCTCGGGACAGGTTCGGGGAGCAACCATTTCATCCACGGGAAATGTAAACGCAACGGGAAATGTTGTCGCCACAGGTTCGCTTACGGGAGCATCTGCGACAGTTTCAGGACAGGTTCAAGGAGCGACCATTTTGTCAACAGGTTCGCTTACGGGAGCATCTGCGACAGTTTCAGGACAGGTTCAAGGAGCGACCATTTTGTCAACAGGTTCGCTTACGGGAGCGTCTGCTACCGTCTCGGGACAGGTACAGGGAGCGACCATTTTGTCAACAGGTTCGCTTACGGGAGCGTCTGCTACCGTCTCGGGACAGGTACAGGGAGCGACCATTTTGTCAACAGGTTCACTTACAGGAGCATCTGCGACAGTTTCAGGGCAGGTACAGGGAGCAACTATTTCATCCACAGGAAATGTGAACGCCACGGGAAATCTAGTGGCGTCCGGCTATTTAACAGCAGCGTCTGCTACCGTCTCGGGACAGGTACAGGGAGCGACCATTTTGTCAACAGGTTCGCTTACGGGAGCGTCTGCGACAGTTTCAGGGCAGGTACAGGGAGCAACTATTTTGTCAACAGGTTCGCTTACGGGAGCGTCTGCAACGGTTTCAGGACAGGTACAGGGAGCAACTATTTCATCCACAGGAAATGTGAACGCCACGGGAAATCTAGTGGCGTCCGGATATTTAACAGCAGCGTCTGCTACCGTCTCGGGACAGGTACAGGGTGCGACCATTTTGTCAACAGGTTCACTTACGGGAGCGTCTGCGACGGTTTCAGGACAGGTACAGGGAGCAACTATTTTGTCAACAGGTTCGCTTACGGGAGCGTCTGCAACGGTTTCAGGACAGGTTCAAGGAGCGACCATTTTGTCAACAGGTTCACTTACGGGAGCGTCTGCAACGGTTTCAGGGCAGGTACAGGGAGCGACCATTTTGTCAACAGGTTCACTTACGGGAGCGTCTGCAACGGTTTCAGGACAGGTACAGGGAGCAACTATTTCATCCACAGGAAATGTGAACGCCACGGGAAATCTAGTGGCGTCCGGATATTTAACAGCAGCGTCTGCGACAGTTTCGGGACAGGTTCAAGGAGCGACCATTTTGTCAACAGGTTCGCTTACGGGAGCGTCTGCGACGGTTTCAGGGCAGGTACAGGGAGCGACCATTTTGTCAACAGGTTCACTTACAGGAGCGTCTGCAACGGTTTCAGGGCAGGTACAGGGAGCGACCATTTTGTCAACAGGTTCGCTTACGGGAGCGTCTGCGACAGTTTCAGGACAGGTACAGGGAGCAACTATTTTGTCAACAGGTTCACTTACAGGAGCGTCTGCAACGGTTTCAGGACAGGTACAGGGAGCAACTATTTCATCCACAGGAAATGTGAACGCCACGGGAAATCTAGTGGCGTCCGGATATTTAACAGCAGCGTCTGCGACGGTTTCAGGACAGGTTCAAGGAGCGACCATTTTGTCAACAGGTTCACTTACAGGAGCATCTGCGACGGTTTCAGGACAGGTACAGGGTGCGACCATTTTGTCAACAGGTTCACTTACAGGAGCGTCTTTGACCGTTTCGGGTGACATTGAGGGGACAACTGCCTCTTTGGGAGCAATCGATGGAACTTCCGTTGTGGTGACCGGAACAGTACAGGGTCTCAACCTAACATCCACAGGAATTCTCTCTACATCCGGTCTTACATCATCGGCAGATTCTACCGTGAATGGAACCCTAAGTGCAACCGCAAATATTATTTCAGGAGGGAATGTGGTGGCAACAAATTTCTTCTTCGGAGACGGAGGTCTTCTCAGTAACGTTTCTGGTGGCGGAGGAACAACACCCACACTACAGGAAGTCACTACACAGGGTTCTACAACTTCGGATCTCGTCACCGTGGGCGGTTTATTATCAACCGCAGCAGTTAATGTCACAGGAACGATAAGCGCGACGGGTGACATCACGGCATTTTCGGACAAAAGGCACAAGGAAGATTTGCTCGTGATCGAGAGTGCATTGGACAAGATCAAGAGGCTCACGGGCTACACCTACACGCTCCACGGGAATCGCTCGGCGGGTCTCTTGGCTCAGGATGTATTGGATGTGCTCCCCGAGGTGGTCAAGGGATCGGAGGAGACGAACTATTCACTGGCCTACGGGAATCTCATGGGGCTGGTGGTGGAAGCGATCAAGGAACTGGATAAAAAGGTTGATAGAATATTAGAGAAACATGGTTCTACCTAGTTCTGGACCCATAAGTTTTGGTGACATCGCTACAGAATATGGTTTATCGACTACCGGAGGGAGGTCCATAAAGCCATATTCCAACATTTCAATCAACTACAACACGACCAACATAAGCATGAGTGAATTTTATAACCGCGACCGGGATGATCTCGTGGGAAAGACGGCCACCGACAGGAGTGTCACGGGTGTGTCAGCCATAACTGAGATATCTGGAAACAAATCCGCGACCGTGCGCATGGTTGTTGGTCTCAGCGATGCCGACGATGGTATACTAGTTGATTTGGGTGGTAGTGGCGATGGATCAATTATATACACGTGGTCTGGAACACTTTACGCATCGTGTGGGGACGGCAGTGTTGTCGGAGGCACCGTAGAACTCTCGTGGCCTATTCCGGCTACGTGGTCTAACACGACAAGCAGAGTGGTTGTGGTGGGTTTCAGTGTTTTGGATAGTAGCGTCAATACCCTGTTCGTTGACGGCATATTAAGAGATTCGGCAAATGCACCCGCTTCCGGAAATCCTTCACAAATTGCTGACACTAATAGTTCTGGAACTGGACAAGTATACGGTACTATCGCAGCAAACAGAACCACTGGAGATCCGGCTTATGAAGCCAGTTCAACCATACAAGGCACGCAAATTTGGCTCAATAAATTACCATACGCCCCAGTCTACGGCGGTGACAAAATCATATACGAAACTGGAAATCTATACAATGTTTTTACCACGGTCGGAAGTAGCACATTTGGACTTTACGACGTGGGACCTATTACCAGACCAGATGTGAGGTATTTGGCGGTAGCAGGTGGAGGTGGAGGAGGAACTTCGGGGGCTAAAACTAATGCTGGAGGTGGTGGGGGCGGTGGAATTTTGTTTGACGACACCGGAGTTACATTGGCCGCCGGAACGTATACAGTGACTGTTGGAGATGGTGGAGCTGGTTCTTCAAGCACTTCGGCTCTTGGATCAAACGGTTCAGATAGTGTATTCGGGAGTACGGCAACTGCCGTTGGTGGCGGAGGAGGAGGAAGTCAGCGGGCGTCGACGAGGACTGGGGCCTCTGGAGGAGCGGGTGGCGGGGGCGCGGATAGCGGAGGGACGGGGTCACAGGGAGGTGACGGCGGCGGCGGTACGGGGACGAAGGCGGCAGGCGGCGGAGGAGGCGGCGGATCATCAGGTCAAAACGGAGCGGCCGGGTCCAGTCAAGTTGGAGGAGGCGGGGGAGACGGAACGACCTACTCGTGGGGTCACATCGGCGCAACGAGCACAACTTATGGGGGTGGGGGTGGGGGGGTCGGATCCAACGCGGATGGGACGGGTGGGGCGGGCGGGGGCGGAAACGCGGGAAATCCCCCGGCCTCCGGTTCTGATATTTATGGCGGTGGCGGAGGAGGGGCTGATGGCTCTCAAGCCGGAGGCGACGGAGGTTCTGGACACGTCACTTTGCGCGTCCCATGGACGTTTCAAACGTGATACTAAAATCTCATTGACTATTAAATCATGGCAGCGCCTTATCCAGAAATAGGAACAACAGATCCCAATCATCCCCTTGAAGTGGAGGGTCAGGTGTTTATCAGTAATGTGGAACAAGGAAGTACTACCAACAAGGTTCCATTCGAAATTTTAAGTGATTATACATCAGCTTCTACTGAAAAAATCGTTGGAGCACGCCAACTCAGACTTCGGGTGATCCCATCCTTGAGTACCACCTCAAATGTCAGCGCGGATATGGGGATTGAACCAACCAGTGGAAGTTATTTTTACATTACGCCGCCCATTGAAGATACCAACTTGTCGTCGAATGCCGCCTTTCGAATAGTTCAGAGTGGAGATATCGTTATGGGAAATAATCTGACTGTGACGGGAACGGGTTCAATATCTCAAGCAACCGTCAGTGGAACCGTTACGACTTCAAATATAAACGGTGATGCTGCACTTTACATTAATGGAACGACCACGGTTGGAGGAGATTTGTCTGTGACAGGGAGTATTACCGCAGATGGAAACATAACGGCTTATTCCGACAAAAGGTTAAAAAGTGATATCAAGCGTATTGAAAATGCCCTTGAAAAACTCACGAGCATAGGCGGTTATACTTACATGATGAATGGCATGACAAATACCGGTCTCATCGCGCAGGAAGTTTTGGAAATTTTGCCAGAAGCCGTCTCTGGTTCCGAAGATACAAAGTACGCACTTGCCTATGGAAATCTCATGGGGATTGTCGTGGAAGCCATTAAGGAACTCAGAGAAGATGTGGAGAAAATCAAAAATAAAATTAACATTTAGTAGAAAGACATGGTACTTCCTTCATCTGGTGCCATCAGTGTCAACGATATTGCTACCGAATACGAAATAGGCACAGGAACGCCAATCGGTTTCGATAGAATTAAAACAATATCTACGAATTGGTCTGGAACCAGTATAGGCCTGGATCAATTTTACAGTTTGGATCGCGATGATCTTGTTGGCAAATCTACTCCAAATAAGTCTGTAGCTGGATTAGGTTCATTTACTACTTTTAGTACTATCTACACAATGTCATTTAGAGTGGCTGTTGGATTGTCAACAACAACGGACGGCAATATTGTAAATACAGGAAACGTGAACACCGAAGGCGTGGCAATATACACTTGGAACGGAAAACTGTATGCTCGCGCGGGAGATGGAAACAATTCCAATTCAGGTGATGGTGAGGTTTCCTTTACCATTCCAGTTAGTTGGACAACGGATCAGATTAGAATAGTCGTGGTAACATTTTGTCTTAATAAGTCGGCAAATAATGATGATTTAGGAACAAATCTTTTATTCGTCGATGGAATACTAAGAGATCAAAGTACAATGACCCGTTTTGAAAAGATAACTTCATCCCTTGATGGTGGAAAGACGGGAGTCGTCAACGCGGCTGGTTTCGGAGTCAAAACCAGAATGTCGAATAATGATTTGTCCTATGAAGCACCAAGTGCCATTATTTCAACCCAAGTGTGGTACGATAGAATTGGCTACGTTCCGGCATACAATACATCGTCCAGTAGTACAGGTAATTATTTCATTTATGAAAATTCTAATGTGTATATCGTGTTTACAAATAGATCAACAGAAACACTTGGTCTATATGACATAGGACCCAACGCTTTACCTGACGTGAGATATTTGATGGTTGCGGGAGGCGGTGGGGGCGGAGAGCAAGGGGAGTCAGGGGGCGGTGGCGGCGGAGGAATTTTATTTGACGATACAGGAGTTGCGTTAGCCGCAGGAACGTATACAGTGGATGTTGGAAATGGGGGTAGATCCAACAACCCCGGAGACAACGGTGATGATACGACGTTTCACACTTATACGGCACTTGGCGGAGGAGGCGGAGGGCGGGCTAAATCTGCAACAAACAATGATCCAGGTCAAAATGGCGGAACCGGTGGAGGGGGAGCGGCGCTGGACGGTAACACAACTGTAGGTGGTACGGGTTCACAGGGAGGAGACGGGGGAGATGGGTCATATTATAGTGGCAATGATTATGGTGGAGGTGGGGGTGGAGGAGGTGCGGATGGACAAGATGGTATGAATGGAGAAACTTTGGGCAAACCGGTTAGACCATGGGGTTCTGGTGGTGACGGAACGCAATATTCATGGGGACATCTCGGCGAAACGGCTACATACTACGGGGGAGGGGGTGCGGGGCAGGGTTCAGATGCTACCGAAAGGTCGCTAGGAGGAGGTGGGTGGGATGGACCGGGTCCTAATAAAAATGGTGAGGACATATATGGGGGTGGTGGATATGCCAATTCAAGAGGAGGTGATGGCCATGCCACATTTCGTATCCCATGGACTCTTCCAACGTCTTAAAGAACATAATATAAAATGGTTTAAGATGATCTATCCGAACACAAAATGTCACTGGTGCAGTGTCCCGCTACAGTGGACCAGTCGATATGATTTCATCAACTATGCCTTTGAGTATTTTCAGTTCGAGGACAGAGTTCCATTGGAGAGGATGTCCAGGGTTTATCACAAGGGCAGATCGAGTTCCAGGAAAAATGTGTGCCGCTCCTGCTACAACTTGAAACTGAGTAACATTCACCAGAGGGAGGTCATGGGCAAGATGATAAAACTGAAGAGCATAAACATCACCCCTGGGGTAGGCAAATTTCTACTAAAACTCTTCGATCAGTCATGGAGACATCAACGCTACATTGAGTTCATGTGGACAAAGGGTCATACATTCGATGCCTTTTTGGACTACCTCTGCGCCCGCGATACCATTTTGGGAAACATGTCTGGTGACATCTTTGACAATGAAGAACTCGAATACTACTACGAGGACATGGTTCGTTCACACTTCGAGGTTCCAACTCACTATGAGGCCATATGGGACGAAGAAGATGGCATCGTTAGTTTTCAATTAAACGGTACTGACATGATTACCATAAATGCACATTCTGTTGTCGAGTAACGGAACACCATTTGAGGGTGCCAAGGGTGGGTATCCAAGTCAATTGAGGCATTTGATTCGGATGTTCATCGAGAGGGGTCACACGGTCACCATGGTCATATGGTCTATATGTGGCGTAAAGCATACAGGGGTATTAAGTTTCAAGGACATTGTCAAACACAGCATACTTGTAAATGAAACTAGGGATCCATGGTCTCAGGCACTTTTGGATCGACCCGAGGTCACTTTCATCTTGGGCCCCTATGAAAAGTTTCCTTCTCAGATCAAGATTTCGGACATCAATGATTTCATCAAGCGAACGAACGCCGGTGCCATATTCTTTCTTCAGGACATCTTTTTACTTGAAAGCAATACACCTGAAATGATTGCATGTCCATCTTATCTTTGGTTTCCTTTGCATTATGAACCAATTGATTTTCCTACATTGAATGCACTTGGCAAGATCCAGAATATCATCTCTTTGTGCCCTTCGACACGCGAACGTGTCATCAAACAACTTAAACGCGATACCTATGTTGTTCCGCATATTATAGATTTTAGAACGGAACTGCCACCAAATGAAACCAAGGAAAAGATTAGAAATGATTTCAATTTGAAAGACAAATATGTGATACTGACTATCGCAGGAAACTATGAACAAAGTGGAAGAAAGTCTCTTGATACGACACTGCTCGCTTTTGACAAATTTCAGGAGACGCATCCAGAGGCGTTACTCTGGCTTCATGTCCCGGCATTAAATCATGCAAAAATTTACAATGTTCAGACGATGATCGCAAGTCTTGGTATCCCAGAGCATTCTGTCAAGATCACCGAAGCAACATTGGATGAAATCACTTTACAAAAGGTATATATGTGTGCTGATGTCTATCTATGCGGTTCATGCTCCGAGGGGTTTGGTATCCCTCAGATGGAGGCTCAATACTCTGGCTTGCCTGTGGTAACTACTAAATTTGGAGCAATGGACGATTATTGTTGGCACGGTATAAGTGTTCCACCTGTTCAAAAATGTTTCAATCGTTTTCAGGATGCGTGGTGGGTGACGCCAAGTGTTGACGGAACCGTGGATGCACTAGAAAAAGTCTATCAGGGAAACTTAGACACCACGTCCGAGTGGGTTCAAGAAGAGGTTCGCACCAAGATGAGTTATGACGCGGTCCATAAACAAGTGCTCGCTATTATCGAGAAAAAATAAACATCGGTCATAGTAGAATATGGAGCAGACTCCATTCAAAGGCGTGTTCACCAAGAAATCCAACTTTGTTACACAGAGTTTTGACACTGATCCTTTAACAATTAATTATGGTGGAAATGCTAGTTTTTTGATTCCTCGACATGGTGATTTTATCACGCGCATGTATCTACTCATTGACTACACGAGTTCAGCAAGTTCTACTATAAACCATGCACTGGCTATGATTGATTATGTTTCATTGGTAATAGGTGGTACTACGATACAGCAAGAAACCGGCGAGACTTTAAATCTGAGGTTAAATGTCGAAGGTAGAGAAAAAGATGCATTTTCTGTGACTCAGTTGTTTAGGATGTTAGGTGGCGGTCCGACCTATCCTTTCACCAACACGACTCAATATCCACGGACATATCGACTTCAGATTCCATTGCAATTTTGGTTTTATGGACAACCCGAACTCGCCATTCCACTGGCTGCATTGCGTTACCAAGAGGTTGAGGTTTCCATGGGACTCAGAAATTCGGAAAGTTGGGGTGGAGCAGATTCGGGCGTAACGAGTTCTGAGGTTCGTCTCCGAATTGAATATGGATATGCCCCCGATGAAGTTATTAATTCTGTTACAAACAGACCCCTTGTGTTTCCCGTACAACAATTTCAAGTTCATGAAGAAACGTACCAAGGTACCACTGATGTGGAATTTGTGATGCGTCCCACGTTTGTCAATCCCGTCAAGGCACTTTTTGTTATATTCAAAGATACTAGAACTGATACAACAAATATTTTTGATTATTCTAGAGGAGTTGCGGCACCACTCTCAAGCGTGGATCAAAATGATTTTTTGAAATCGTTGGAGATCGTACTTGACAACGAAGTTTTGATGCCAAAAGAAGTGGGGACATTTGAAATGTATCGCGGTTTTCAATATTACGCACATTTTCCTGGTTCTGCACAAGACATAATAGCAGTTTCAAATCGTTATTGTGGATTTATTTATGCACTTGCGTTGTGCAAAGATCCCATGAACAGATCAATCCCCAATGGATCTATAAATTTTTCTACAATTATTAATCCATTATTTTATACTAATGCCAAGGCTAATAGCGATGGAACAAGTGACGAAGTTAGAGTTCGCATGTACGCACTTTCGACAAACTTGTTGTATATCGAAAATGGTGTAGCGCGTCTTTTATTTTCAGGTTCGGAAATCAATTTACCTAGATTTCCTTGATTTATTGTTCAATTTCAGCAATTTTGGCTCTCTCTGTGTCTTCGATCGCTCTTTGTTGCACAGTTATTCTTAATTCTTCTAGTGCGAGACGTTTTCTTTCTTCTTCGGCAAGTCTTGCGGCTTCTTCCGCTTCAAGCCTTGCCTTTTCTTCGGCGGCTCTTTGAATAGCAAGTAGTTCCATTTCCATTCGTTTCCGTTCCTCTTCTTTTAGTCTTTCAAGTTCGCGTTTTTTCTCTTCTTCGGCTTCCGCAATCGCCCTGGCTTCGGCTGCCTTGCGTTCGATTTCGATTCTATCATCAACAATACCCGTTCTCTCATCGAAATCAATAAAATCCACGGTGCTTTTTTCGACTATGAACTTATTTGTCGAAAGATAATACATAGTTAAAATAAAATTTTTAACTGTTGGCACGAATGTATTTATATTCATTAAAGAATCTGGTGTAATTTTCAAATGTGGATGTGTTGCTGTGGTTCCTGAATCGGTTGGATAGTTTTTTCCTTGTGTAAAAGATGACGAAATTGGTGTTACAGAAACCGTAGCACCAACTGATGTAGCATATAAGTTTGCCACACACGTTCCCCACAAAGGCGCAGCATCCGCGACGTCTTGCAATAGAACGACCGCATTCGTATTTGAGGAGTCACTCCAGAAAGGTACACTTGCGGTAAGAGTATTGCTTGAATATTCTAAAGAGCCATCCCGAAATTCATTAGAATTGTTTACAAAGTGATTCGTCGTGGATGGATAATAATATGTAGATGCTATGCTAATTTGATAAACATTGCTCCATGGGTCAAAACGCATATAGAATGGTGCAAGTGTAGTGTCGGAGTTACTTGAATAAACGTTCGCCGGGATGCCAACGCCCGCGGTACTCGTGCGAAATAATCCGTTCGTTTTCATGTCCAGGCTCAAGAGTTTATCCCCATTTTGAAAACCAACATTAGTGTCCAAAAAAATTTTTTGACCTTCAATTGTGAAATTTTCAACGCCTTCATCTTCCAGTGCCTCACTCCAAGCAAGATAATTACCAGAAGAGCTTGTCAGACCTATATCAATGTAAGCACTTTGCGGGCGAGGGGCTCTAAATTCATAGTCTCCCAACACAACTTGCAAGGGTTGTTCGGAAAATGAATAACCATAGAAACTACCATCGTTATGGTAATCATGGAGATATGCCTGTAATTCTTGTAGAAAGAGTGGTAAACGAATTTCGTTTCTGTCTGTTTTATTTACAGTTGTGATTCGCGCGTCAACGACAGAATCATAAAATTCTGGATTGTAACCAAGTTTGTTTTCCTTTAGATTCCAGAATATGGCGCGACACGAGTAGGCACTGTTAAAATAATAGCGAATTTTTTCATCGATTTTCGCTGGAACTTCCAATTCTTCTGCTGTAACCTTCTCGACTGGATATTCTTGGCGCGTCGAACGCAGCATAAAGCGTTCGCTCGGCGTCAATGTGACTTCTTCGGTGACGAACGCAAAGTCAGTAAGATCCGCCCCAGTAACAAAACCACTTGTGTCGCTGACTATATCGGCGAGTGCGCGAAACTGAATGTAAATGGTTATTTCAGTATTGTGCATTGCACACAGAGGCATGGGTGCTCGAAATGACGTTGTGTCAACTCTCGAATCCACGTAATGGTTGTTGAAGAAAAATGGAAGTGGAAAGAATAACCTTTGGGATGTGTCATTGGCTTTCAAGATTGGTTGAGTATCGTATTTGGAACCGAGATTGAAAGAAACATTCAACGTATTTTCGCGATCTTGTTGATTAGAATACATTGATTCATAGATTGACATCCATTCACCTTTAAGTGATTGTATTACATTCCCATTCACTATCAAATCTATTCTTTTAATCATAGAAAGACCAACATTCTTTAAACATGTGGGTGTTCCAGTTGTCGAAGGGAATGTAAATTTTAACATGAGGCTGGTGAGAAGATCGCCCATAGTTTTAGGTCTAAATGTGTATCGAATATCTTGACCTAGAAAACTGGTTTCTATAGGTCTATAAAACCTATAATAAGGAGTCGCCTGAGAATATTCCTTGTAATTGTACTCCCTCTTAGAGTCAAAGTCGTACAAAAATGTGTCTTGCTGACCCACGCCGCTCAAACCGGTTAGAGCACCAATACCTGTGTCACCACGGAATCCAACTGGAGGCTTCTGCATGTTCCTCTCTTAAAGAAAAGCGACATTTTAAAAATAATAATGAGTCGCGAGGAACAGATCATAGCCGCCTACACGAATGCGATCCAGCCCGTTCTGGAGAATGCCGTTGTGGTGGCCGCCGAGTATTGCAAAGCCACTGGAAGGAGCATCGTCACTGCCCTCGATATGGAATATGGTATGAAGTGGAGTGCCATGAAATTGACAGGAAGGGTCTACGGTTCCATACTACCAGATGAAGACGACGAGGATTCAGACGGGTGGGAGACCGATGATGACATGGTCGTGCAGGAGTGCGATATGGGGTTCGACGACGAGTTCCGCGAGTATGACGGAGACGACGAACGCTATCTGGAGGTAAACCAGGCGGTCCGCGAGTGGGCTGACTGGGAACCCGAGACCGAACTTGAGATGATGATAAAGAGCGCCGTAAATTCTAGACGTTAAACTGCGTCATTTGTGCTTGTTGAAAAACGCTAGTGTCTGGTAGAACCCATGGAAGGTTATGAATATGACCCAGACGAATATGCCACAATTTCCAGTGAGACCGAGTCCGAAAAATCATTGGTCCCACTAGAACATGAAGAAAGTGTTCAGGTAATAAAGCCCCAGATTGAGTACTCGGAACTGGACGATGTATTCAGTGAGGAATTGGACGATCTGGACCTCCGTGATTTCTTCATTGAAAAAAAGCAATCTAATAATAGAGTATGTCAAGTTACGACATCGTTATCGACAGTTCAACCAGGAAGGACAGAGCCACAACCGATGCTAACAACTTCACCAGTTATCTCAGCACACCCCTTTACGGAATCCAATCTGTGAACTTTGTGAGCGCATCAATTCCATATATCAGCACGGCCAGTACGAATTCTAATGTTCATGCTTACTACATAGTATTGGAAGTTCCAAACTATGGTATTTTATCCGATAGAATTTACACTGTAGACAATCCACCAGAGAGTGGTGATACAAATATAAATTTTGCATACACGGGGACACTTATTACTCCACAGGTCACCAATCCTCAATCCAATAATTATGTGATGAGTTCCATGAATGACAGAATCGGCGTTCAAAAGACAGTGCCAGTCATGGAAGCGATCAAGGTATCCATCTACTATTATGATACAAGCGACAGTTCATTTAAGTTATACCCATTTGACAATGCTGGAACAGATACAGAAGAGTTTGTTTTGAAATTGTCAGTCCAAGCCACCAAGGACAAGCGATTCGCCACAAAGAAGCAAGATGATGAAGACAAACGTCTGGAGCCCAACATTGGACCACCTGTAACTCCAGGTTCGGAAAATACATTCGCACGCAAATTGATTAACTACTACAGGTCAGCCACCCGAAATAAGAATAATCCAGAAGCGCCCGTGGAACCCGTAGGAGCCTTGTTGCCCCGCAGAGAGTTCATGGGAGTTCCCACTAAGTATGCACAGATCCTGATTCCGATCGCCGTCGTTCTTTTGGTTCTCGCTATTCTCTTGGCTAAGTAATAATGGCTAGGTCATCGTATGTTTCAACTGGCTTGCCAGACTTCAACTACGAATATCACACGATATCCTTCGACACTCTGGATCAAACGAGTTCCAATACATTTACTGTGTACTTCAATACACCTTTGAAACAGGTGGTTCAAGCACGCTTGTTGGGTCTCCACGTTCACACCCGTGGATCTGTGGAACACCTCTATATGCGAGTCCGCGAACTGGAATCCAACTTCAACGACCGACTCACCAAGGATCCACCAACAACCCCAGCCACTTCACCGGTTCAGTCCGTTGCCCGTGGTGCCTTTGGATCAATTATTAGCACCAATGATCAAGGTTCATCATCTGACCAACTCGTGGTGTTCAGAGACAATTACGACCAAATTACACAATTTATTCATCCTATAGAACATTTGGATCGTCTTACAGTGAAATTGTTCAACCAGAATGGGGCTCTCATCCCCGACCCTTCCGGTGGTCAGGAGATCAACCATTTCATCATTCGCTTCGTCTGTCGCGCGCCCAATCTTCCGGGGAGACAGACGCTTCCGTGGGTTCAAGGCAAGGTCGGGTTTTAGATGTCGTCCTCCTCGACCACCTTGACAGTCCACTCCTGCTTGGGTTGCTCCTTGATTAACTTGTCCAGACGCATCTTGGTGGCCTTGACCGTTCGCTTCAGGTGCTCGGCAAGTTCCTCTATCTTCTTGTCTTTGTTTTTCAGGAGCCACTCTTCATCCTCGTTAGACCACCGACCCGACTTCAGGGTCGAATGTTCCTTGGCGATCTCGAGAGCCATCTTCTTCACCTTGGTGAATTGTCCCTCGAGACCTTCAATCTCCTTGATAAGATCATCGATCGTAGGCTTGGGTGCCGGAAGCAGTTCTTGATGACCATGCTCGCGGTGCCAAAGGACCCTCTCCCAGAATGCCTTCATGATGGGCATGTTGGTCGCCCACCACTCGCGGTCCCGTGGAATCTCCACGCAGACAAACTCGGCAGGCTTGGGGTAGGTGATTTCGGCAGGTCGATATTGCACAAAGTCGCACACTTCCAATTCGAGACATTCCATGAGCACCTGAATTTGTGCGTAGTAGTACTCGGGTGGCGTTCCGTCACCAATGGCTCGTGACCTTGGGCACTTGATCTCTAAAAGTCGCCCAGAGTGGGTGATGCCGTCGGGCGATCCACCAATCCAGTCGAGGCTGTGGTGGGGTTCAAGACCAATCTCAAAGACCTGTTGATTGTGGCGTTCTTCGTAGATCTGTCGAGCTTCATCTTCGTACTTCTGTCCGTGCTTGGTCGCCCAGTCATTGAATGGTTCACTGACGCCACACTTTTTCAGAATCAACTTCTCGGGTTTTTCATACGGATTCACGCCTATCGCCGTACCAGCATCGGATGCTGTGAGCATCGTGCCCCTCATCTTGAACCACGCATCGGAACGTTGTTCAGGATAAGTCTTGTTGAAAAACTTCTCCGCTTGGGGATGCATACTAGTTAGCATACGGCTGTAATGTTTAAGTGGAGGACTTGGTGGGCGTCTTCTTCTTACGTGACGATGATGACTTCTTGGGTTTTGGGGTTTCCTGAATAACTTCTTCAACCTCGGCGACGGCAGCCGCTGCGACCTCGACAACTTCAGGGACCGGCTCGGGCTCGGGCTCCTCCTTGACCACCACGGGCTCGGGGACCAGCTCCGGCTCCTTCTTGACCACCACAGGGGCAGCAGCCTTGACCGGTTTCGCAGAAAGAATCAACCGAAGACCCTCGACATCCACGACCTTTTCAAAGTTCTTCGTGAACTCCCTGAAAACGCCATTGCCGCGCTTCTCCACGACAACCACATCGGGACCGAAAGCTTTCACGTCCGAGATGGACCTCACGGGAAACCCAGTAGGAACATCCACGATCACATTACCCGACTTGCGACCCCATGCACGAACCTCGTGACCAGTGCACATCTCATTGACTGTCTTGGAAATAGGATTGATAAGGGCGACCTTCATTATTACTTTCTGTGGACATTTTTAATCATAGCATTGGGTCGCTTGGATGGAACCAGTCTCTTTTCAAGTTTCTCCTCGAGTCGCTTCAAGGTGAAGTAGGCACCAGCCTGTTCGGCTTCCTTCTTGGTGGATCCCTTGCCTGTTCCCCACTGATGTCCCTGGACATAGACACCCACCCTGAATTTGGTGGCATCCACGTGATCTAACTGACGATATTCAGGCAGATCCCACTTCTGAGACTGACAGACACGCATCAGGATGTCCTTGTAGTTGTCATCCACCATCAGTCTATCCAAACGGATGAGGTCTGGGTTATCCAGGACGCCCAGGACGAACTTCTTGGCTTCGATCATCCCGAGGTCCAAGTAGATGGCACCCACAAATGCCTCAAAGACATCTTCGAGGATCTTTGGGTTGTTGTTCCATCCATTTCTCATCCCCTTTTCATCCATCTGAACCCAGTTGTGAAATCCCAATTTGGCAGACACATCCGCCAGCGTCTTTCCACAGACGATCTTTGTTCTCGCACGAGTTAGAAATCCCTCCTGCAGATTCTCGTACCTATCGAACAAGTACTTGGTGACAATAAAGCCCAACACGGAGTCGCCCATAAATTCCAACGTTTCATAGGAACCCTCGACGCCATCGTGTTGAACAGAAGATTTATGCTTGAAAGCCTTTCGGTACACATCGATGTTTTTGATGTTCGTGCCGATGATGGCCTCAACCTCCTGAGTGGATATCATTTTCTAAAATTAGGGTGCGTTTTTTGTTTAAGCCTTGATGAAGTGCTTGGAGATGTGCTTCTGCAAAGTCATATAAGAGAGGGTCTCTCCCTGAGGTGTTTGCAGGAGCTTCTTCAGCGGCTCATCCTGAATAATCTTTCGTCCATCCTCTGGGTGAGACAGACCCTTGTCCTTGACGTACTGCTTAACGAAACGGGTCACGTCCGTGCGGGACACCTCAGTGCCCTCAGCGAGACCCATGAAGTCGGTCAGGTCCTTGGTGACCTTGCTGGGCTTGTTGAACCCGGTGTTGGCGGCGCGCTCCTTGGCCTTGGACCCATCGGGATCATCCTGAACCTTGGCGATCTTGCGAACCAACTTGGTGAGACTTTTGATCTCCTTGCGCATCTCGGTAAGCTCCTTCATCACATCCTCGGTAGACATTGTTTTTCGTACTTACCCTTGTTTTCTTCTCTTTAATTTACTTCTCAAGGAGAGATCCTCCGATACCGCCGAGGATCTTGTAGGACATGGCATCCCTGACGAGCGCCTGATCACCACAGTATCCACCAGGGGTGAGGTCCTTGGTGTAGTAAGCGGCATCCTTGCCTGGACCGGGCACACAGTCCAGCTTATAAGGAAGTTTGGTGATGGCATCGCCGCTGACCATGGGCTCAACCTCCACTGGCTCCGGGGACAACTTGTATCCACTCTTCTTCATACCCATGAAGCACTTGACGTACATGAGCACCACGATGGCAATCACGAGCACGAGGGCAAACTGACTACTGATCATACTTCTTTACTAAGACATTTGATTTTTTTCTGCGTTAAAGACTTGATGATAAGTTTATAGACTGACACCAGAAGACATGGAGGATTTCGAGATTGAACTTGATAATAATAGCGAGATCATGGTCGACCTGGACAATGACGAGCAGGATCTTTTCAATGGTGTCGTCCTGGATGCCACGAAGCGCAAGCGAACGAACAACCCGAGCATGAATGACCGCCCTGTCGAGGCACCTGTTTCTTCATTCATGGCATTTGCCAACCACGGGAAGCAGACGCCTTCGGCACGTCCTCCGCCGCCACAGGAAGAGCCGGAAGATCATGGTGAGGCGTTTGATGACTATGGAGGTGGCGTTGGTCTCGAGGGAGGCTATGATGACGAAGCGCCTTCTCCTGGGTACAAGTCCATCGATGACGAAAAGGCTGACCTATTGAATAAGATCACTCGCCTGGAGAAGAAGGGGATTCGTTCCATCGAGCGTCTGAACATGCACTCGTCGATCCACGACATCCGTGGTGAGGTCAAGAGGATGTCCTACTCGATCGAGGTGGATCAGTCTGTCAAGATGCAAAGGCGCATGCTCATCGCCTGTGTGACTGGAATCGAGTTTTTGAACAAGCGCTACAATCCTCTGGACATCCATTTGGACGGATGGTCTGAGTCGGTGATGGACGGCGTGGATGACTATGATGATGTATTCGAGGAACTTTACGTCAAATATCGCGGTAAGGCGAAGATGGCACCTGAGTTGAAGTTGATGATGATGCTCGGTGGATCGGCGACGATGTTCCATCTGACCCACTCGATGTTCAAGTCTGCGATGCCCCAGATGAACGACGTGATTAAGCAGAATCCAGATCTCATCAAGAACATGATGTCTGCCGTGGCAAACACCGCCAAGAGCGCCCAAGAAAGGAACGTGGATCCTCGTCCGCCGCCACCCGTCGCCCGGAGGGAGGTCCAGGGACCAAGCATGGATCTTTCGTCGCTGATGTCCAATTTCATGAATCCCCAGTCCACCACGACCCGCGACGTGGAGGAGATTCGCCCGCCAGCGGGACCGTCAAGTGACGGCAACATTGAGGACGACATCTCAGACATTGTGAGCGTGAATGGCGAGTCGGTCAAGGACGTCGAGGTTACTGCTCCCAAGAAAAAGAGGGGCAAGAAGGGGAAGATGACACTTGAATTGTAAATAATTTCCTAGTTGATATTAAATAATGGTAGGTTACTGTTCCATTGATGATGCCTACGGAGGGCTTCCTCAGGAAACGGTCAAGGCACCGCCGGCTCCTGAGAAAGCTGCTGACCGAATATTCCCCACCGACAGGGTGGAGTTCTATGAGGTCGAGGGTGTGATGGATTCTGAGTTGGGTTACATGGTGGTCCTCTTCATGGTGGGGGTTGCCGCTCTGGTTCTGAGGGACATTCTTCGTGTTCTATCTTGAGAAACCGCTTTCCGGTGAGATAACCATGATAGAATAGTTCCGTTTTCTTGTCATCGTCCATAGAAAAATTAAATGCCTCGCCTTCTTTCATCTTAATGTAGATCGTAGGCTTTTCATAGACCACTCTATTTCTCATAATCGAAGTGATAAAGTGTTGTATGAAATCAACAAACGACCCTATGTGGGGTGGCTTCTCCATCGAGGGTTCAGGATCCAGTTCAATTGAAACAAGTTCTTCCATGTCCTTTCCCATGAAGGGAGTCAGTGGGCACGTTTCGAATGCTGCCAGGTCTACGTAGCGATGTCCCTGATAGACCACGGACTCGAACAAAAATGGAATGCTGATGCTCATGCAGACTGCGTGAGACACCGACATGTCAGGATGGGTGTGATGTGAAAAGTAACAACTCCTCTGCAACGTGATGTTGTATGCCGACACGTAAAAGTCCAGCCCGCACCAATCCTTGAGTTCCTGAAATGTGAAATCTTCCTTTCCGGACAACTCCATGCAGATCTTTGTGAACACCTCTTTCCACCTGGTTGCTGGCACCAAACCGTAGTTGTTCAGAAGAGACTTTAAGTTCAGTCGCATAAGTGAACTGACATCAGCAGCCTCTCGAATGATTCTAAAAAGTCTGATGATGTCCCACTTGGCAACCAGACATCCAAATGCCACGATGGATCCCGCAGATGATCCAGCAACTGCTTCAAGATCTTTAGTTTTATCGTAATTGTTGAGAGCATAAACTGTGCCTAGGATGGCATAGAATCCCATGGCACCGGGACCCACGACGAGATACTTCATCCTTTTTAGAACTCGAGAGGACTTTGTGAGCGAATAACCGCGAATAAGATCCAGTAAAGAAACGTGTTCCTTATGATCATCGTCTGGTCGGTCGTCATTCCGCTCAGAAGAAAGTACATTCCGGATGCGAGATAAACCTCGCTTGGCCGAACCACGAATTTCATCACCCCACGAAGAATGATTATATACAGGATACCGAACACAGAGGTCATTCCCAGTCGATCTGTAAAGTCTCCCATACCCGTGACGGCGGGTGACAGGAAGGCGAAGAGAACGGTTGGAACAATGACCTTTGTACTTGTCACGTCTGGCAATCGCACCATATCTAATAATTGCCAACATTTAATCTAACAATAGTATTCATTTTTACAAAACTCGGAAAACGTGAGTGTCACTGGAAGCATATTATCGTAACAATGTTCTCTGTATAACTCCCAGTTATTCCATAACTCGTCGCTGTAATAGGCTATCCAATCTTCATACTCATATTCATTTGGATCCACAAAGCCTTCCTCTTCCTCATTGTCATAATCCTCAATCACCTGAGGCTCGGAAGCAATTGGGGTGTAGTCAAGAAGATTAGATCCCACCATTTTGGTTACCTATTTACTCTTCAGATTTCTTCTTTAACTTGAGTTGAAGGCTTGATGTCTCCTTGGGCTCTAACTTATCCTCAATCTCCTTGATGATCTGGTTGAGGCGTTCCTGACCTCCCTCAATATAATTTGGTAATTCATCCATTAAGATTTTCTTAGTGATCGCCGGCTTCTTGACTGACGTCTTCTGGGTGACCTTGGTGCCGCCACGCGTCTGGACGTCATCGATCTTCTGAGCCTTCATGTATCCACCAATGAAGGTCTTCAAACTGGTCTCACGTTCCTTGAGCACCTTGATTGCCTTTTGTGCCTCCGTTAATTGAGTCTTGATTCCCTCGAGTTCGGCAATCGCCTCCTTGAACTGATCACTAATCGGCATTCCGTCTGACATAGTTTTGTTACCAGTGGTGCAATTTCTTTAATTCAAAAACGTTGTTGTTATTTTTTCGGTAACACCATAACCAAGATTGTTGTTTAGATTATTATTAGTTGTATTTTGTTTTATATAATCTTTCATAATTTTTCTAAAGTGTTCAAGATTATCATTGTGAACACATACATGATCAGAAGGATACTTGTATTCTAAATAAAAAATGTAGTAGTTATTGTCTCTAATGAGTTTGAATAATTCTTCACAAGAAGTATTTGTTTTGATTAATTGATGATGTTCGAATTCAACAATGAGTATGGGTTTATATTTATTTAGCAATTCTTTGGATCCATTTATAACATTTTTTTCCCATCCTTGTACATCAATTTTTATAAGGTCTATTTTTGGAAAATCCATTTCATCTAAACTTTTTGTGTCAATTAATTCATAATGTTCGTTGGTGTAATTTGGTGTAAAATCTCCCATGTTTACCTTTTTTGAAGTATTCACAATGGGCATCTTGACCTTGAAATTATCATTTCCACATGCTAGATTGTAATGAATAATATTTTTAATTTTATTATTTTCAATATTATTTTTCAATAATTTATAATTTTGTGGTTGTGGTTCAAATGCATAAACATTACCATTTATATTTTTAGAAAACATTAAAGAATGATACCCAAAATTTGCACCTACGTCGATTACGTTACTTAATTTAAAATTATGATTGCACATCTCCATAAATTTTGTTATATGAGGTTCCCATTCTGTTTGTTTTTCAATACTACTTATGGCCAATAAATCATTTTTAAAATATTCAATTTCCAACTCATTAAAAACCACTTTATTTGTTTCATCATCATTCAAAAACACCTCATCAAAAATCTTCATGACCTTTTCGGGTTCATAGTCTCTATAGGCATTCCAGTCGTCATTTTTGATTTTGTCCTTGATCTTATCAAATGAAATCAAAAGTGTTTCAATGTTGTGTGGATTATACCAGATGGCCTTTTTGCCCAAGAGTTCCACGTGGGCATCATCAACTCCCGTCTTTGTGGCAAATACAGGTTTGTTCTTTGTTGAAAACTCGGCAATCGCGAGACCAAATGTTTCACCATCTGCCCTTGCCCACATCATCGCGTCACATGTATTGATGAACTCCACTTTGTTTTCCTTGCCGTATATCGTATCCAGATGAATGATGTTGGGCAATGTTGGACAGAATTGGTCAAAGTTTGCAAAGAGAAAGTAAATATTTGGGTACCTTACAGCTACGTTATAAACCGCTTGACGTGCGTATCCTATACTGAACCTGTCTCTGCCACCATATCCACCAAAAACGGTTGCGTCAGACGGTATACCAAGTTTCTCGCGAAGGTTTCTGTCATGTTGCGGAAGATTTATCATGTGAGGTACGCATGGATATCTACCATTAGTATTCTTCACCCAGGGGGAAACAGATGCGTATACGTCGCCGTGAGGATCATGACATGAAAATACACAGTGTACGCAATTTTTTGCTATTTTTGATAATGCATGATCATTGAATCCGTACTTAATTTTATAAAAATGTGTAACTTTGTATTTTTCTACTATATCATCAATATCCTTGTAACTATCAGAGGCAACTACTGGAAACATAGTTTCGAGATAGTCTATCATATCTTTCTTATGACCTGGGGAGTTCTTATCGTATATGATGATTGACTTATTTCCAAGAATCTTTTCATTGTAATAAGCGTAATCAAGAACTGAACCTGTTGTACCCCTTTCGGATATAGTGTTTTCACCAAACGCAACAGTCTTCATAGCAAAAAAATTAAGTATATTCTTTAATTCACAAACAGTCAGAGTTGTTTCCCTGAATGTTTCTAAAATGTATTAATCTAGATCAATCTAAGCGGTACCCTGACCAAGCTCGAAAGCGGGGCGCATCTGATCCGGGACGATCGTGGACGTGTTGAAGATCGTGACGGGGTCGCGCGGGTTCGGGGGCTCCGAGCGGATCTGTTGGTTGGCATTCCGGAGAGCACCACCGACGGTCTCGGGGTAGCCGATGAGGGCACGGGGGTTCAGGTAGTTCTGACCCTTGAGGATGTCATCGGGAGCGAACTCACCGAAGTCCTCCTGAGCCGCCACATCGCGGGGGAGCAGGCTGGAGGCAACCCCCATCCCGTTGGCAGCCGCGGCGGGCACTGAAAGAGAACCACCGTTCACTGGGGCTGGCATGGACGCATCCACATTGGAACCCTCGTAGTAGGACTTGTACATCATCCCCTCCTTGGGAGCCATCCCGAGGGCACGGCGGATCGCGCCGTTGTTCGCCCACATAAAATAACCCACGGCAACGAGCAGAGCCAAAAGCAACATGGTCTCGGTCTTCATCATCTTAACCTTCATATCGTTTAATGTTACTTACTAAAAAAAATCCTCCTCTTCCTCTGACTCTGGTTCTTCCTCAAAAAGACAATCCGAAAAATCCACAACCGCCTTCTTCGGCTTGGGCTCAGCCTTAAATTTGGCCTGATGAAGCACCCACTCGGTCTCGAAACTTTTCTGGAGAAACTGCACCGACCGGAGCTGGACCACCACATCGACCACATCGTCCTTGGCGAGTTCCCTGTCCTCGAGCAACACCCGCTTGGCGTCGTACAGCCTGACCGTTTCCGCCTTATGCACGCTCAAGATATTCTCGTCAAGAGAAAAAGAAGAAGTAAATGCGCTTTCAAGTCGAGAGTCTGCGATCTCTTTACCGAACCAAGCCACCTTAGACTCCTTAGCCTTTGCCAGAACAGCATCCTCACACTGTGCCACGGTCTCATCATCAATCTTGAGAAGAAGCTCATCGTCCACAGAGTCCACCTGGGCTCCCTTGAGTGTAACCAACAAAGGTTTTCCGTCGTCCGCACGAACAGCAACCTCCTTGACCCCGTCTTCCAAAGTAACGATCTTGGTAGAGAACTTCATTTCTATTTATTAAAATGTAATGTTTAAGTAGATGGCATCAGACGCAGAAGATGAAAGTCACATAGAACACCTCGAAGCCAAGTTCCTGGTGGACAAACAAAAGCGCATCGAGAATGCCATGAGCTGGCACCCGAAGCAGGAGAAACTCATCAAGTCCTGGGGCGAAAAGGCTCTGGGGTACCGGTGGATCCATCACAGATGCGCGGTACGCCACAGCGTTTCTCATACGAACTTTTCTATCATCAATATCGCCTTGACCACCCTGGCTGGGCTGGGAACTCTGGTGGCTTCCTCGGAAGAAGAAAATTCACAAATACTTTTGTATGTATTCAGTTTTTTGAATCTTTCGGCTGCCGGGATTGCCAGTGTCCACAAGTTCCTGAGGTGCGGCGAGCAGTACGAATCCAACATGCAGACGTCCAAGATGTTCAGTCGCCTGGCCCGTGACGTTTCCCTGGAACTCTCCCTGGAACCCGAAGACCGAATGAATGCCGTGGAATATTGCCACAAGGTCCGCGAAGACTACGACAAAATCATCGACCACGCTCCAGAAGTTCCGAGCGATATCATCAAAGAATACAAGACAATGATGGACGAAGAAGATCCACAGAATAAGTTGGCGAGACCTGAAATGGCAAATGGAAAATTCAAAATATATTCAAGTTCTGAAAGAGTAAATGATGAAAGTGTTCAGGAACATACAACCCGATGGACCAACTTGCTGAACAAAGCCACCAATAGGTGGAGAAGTCTGCCACAAGCAGAACAGAGCGCAAGACCTACCAGAGCCTCGGTTGCCTCAGTGGTTTAGATCCTCGAGCCACATGTCCTTGGTGGTCATCCCCTGAATCCGCTTCAACTCGTCCAGTAGGACCCTAGCTTCCTGCATGAGTTCCTGCACCGCCTCCTGGGTGTAGCGCGAAGTCTTCAGACCCCAGAGATGCTCGAAACTTCCGTCGACCTTTTTGAACTTTTTGAGCATGTTCTCCTCGGCGTCTGCCTTCTTCAGCCCCATGACCCTGAGGGATCCGTCGAGGATGCCCTTGACAAAGTTGGCGCGGTCCATCGCCATCCCGGAACGCTTCGCCAAAGTGGTCACCAGATACCTCTTGCGCTTGTCGTAGAGTGCCATCCGCTCGGTTGCATAGGTCCTGAGGATGTCCAAGGGCGTGTCGAACTTTTCAATCCCATTGGGTCCATGAAGATACATGTTGGTGCTTCGGATCGTCGAAGTCAACTTGAGATCCTTCTCTGGCGCAGATCCCTTGTAGCCGGTGATCACGAAACGGACATCCTCCTCCGTACTGTGATTGCTGTAGTTCTTGATGACGTTCTTCTCAACAAGCCCTTCCAGAAACTCCTTGTAGGTCTGGGTCCACGTGCCAGGTGGGAGTTCGGTGACCTCGACCTTGTCGCCACTCGCCTGCCACGTACCCTTGAGCGTCCAGATGCCTTCGTCCGAAGCCGCGACGGACCCCTTGAATCCACGGAACCAGGGTTTCATCGGCTTTAGTGACTCGCCACGAATGAACCGTTTCAGATTTTCCTTGACGTCCACAGGATTGTGCGGAGGCACCTTGCAGCTGAAGCCCGTTCCGATACCCTCCGCGCCGTTCACCAGAATCATGGGCAGCGTGGGCAGGTAGTATTCCGGTTCGATGGGCTTCCCGTCGTCCTTGAGGTAGGTCAGACAGGCATTGTCCCTCTCATCAAAGACCTTGGCGTGACCGGACAGACGCGTGAAGATGTACCTGGCGCTCGCGTGATCCGAACCTCCAGCCAAACGAGTTCCGAACTGACCACATGGCTCCAACAGATTCATGTTGTTCGACCCCACAAAGTCCTGCGCCAACCCCACGATGGTTCCTTGAAGACTCATCTCGCCGTGGTGATAGGAAGTGTGCTCGGAAATGTAACCAGACAACTGGGCCACCTTGACCTCAGATGTCAGATTGCGCTTGATGCACCCGTAGATGACCTTGCGCTGTGAAGGCTTCAGTCCGTCACGAACATCTGGAATGGACCTCCGAATGTCTGCGTGACTGAACTGAATCAGATCCTTGTGAATGAAATCTGAAACGGTCACCGAGGTCACCTTGCCGTATGGAAGGGGATCGCCACGAAACGGTTCGGCAAGCCAGCGCTTTCTATCATCCGCCAGCGACTTGTCAAATGCCAGACCCACCGACTTCTGACTTTCTTGGTCGGCCACAAATCCCACGGTCAATCGTCCAAGATCCTTGAAATATTCCTTGGCTTCCGCTGAAGTCGAAGTACCCAGACCCTTGTAGTACTTGATGGTGACTCCGCGTGGCACCCTTCCTTGATAGGTCTGCTCGAGCCAGTTCACAAAGTCCCTTTCTGAGTAGAAGGATTCATTGATCCGTCCTCCTTTCACCCGGATCACCGGAGTGATCATGCTCACGACGAAGCCCATGGTGATCAACTCGGGCCAGTAGCAGTCGAACATGTTCAAGACCAAACCCTTGATGTGTGAACCATCCACGTCTGCATCGGTCATGATCATCAGTCTCCCATAGCGAAGTTCACTCAAGTCGGAATACTTTTTGCCTTGCTGAAGACCCAGAATCTTCTTCAAGTCGGAGAACTCCTGGTTGGCGGTCAGTGCCTTCGACCCCAAGTCCCGAACGTTCCTTGGCTTGCCCTTGAGTGGAAAGACGCCATACTGATCCCTACCGACCACAGACAACCCACTGATAGCCAGAGCCTTAGCGGAATCCCCCTCAGTGATGATCAGTGTGCACATCTTGGACTTGGCTGTCCCTGCCCAGTTAGCGTCGTCCAACTTGGGGATGCCTGAAATCCTGCTCTTCTTGGCACCATCGGTCTTTTTGAGGTCACGAACCTCGGAAGCTTTGGTCTGTGCCAAAAGTTCCTGTTCCAGAACGCCCTTGACCTGCTTCAAAAATGCCGAAGTGGGTTCAAACTTGGATCCAAAGTCCTGCACGCGGGACATGCATTCGTGCTTGGACTGACTGGAGAATGAAGGATTGACCAGAACCGCCTTGACGACCACCAACATGCACTGCTTGATCTGCGAGGGTCTCAGTTTTGTCTTTTTGGCTAAGTCCGAAGTAATCTGATTGACCACGTGATCCACATGGGTACCTCCCTTCTCGGTGCAGATGCCGTTGACGAATGAGATTTGCTTGAAGCCCGCACCCGCCGACGAACATACCAGCACCTCCCAACGATCCTGTTTGAGTTGTGCCAAGGGTTGGTCGGTGAAGCGTGAAGTGTAATCCTGAAGATGCTTGATCGCCAAGACCTCACCGTTGTAGTGAACCTTGCACTTAGTCGGAACCCATGCTGCGGCATCCAGAGCTCTCTTCATGAACATGTCCCTAACGTCTTTGGTGATTCCCTTCAGACCGAAGCGTTCCCAGTCAGGCACCCAACTGACCTGCACCTTGGCTGTCTTTCCCGCGAAGGACTTGATTTTGGGTTCGGCACAGACGCGCATGTTGTCCCTCCAGACTTGGTGATAGGACTTTTTGGTATCTGGGTCATCCACTTTGATCTCGAATTCCTTGGAGTAGATGTTGGTCAGCTTGGCACCATATCCGTTGCGCCCACCAGTGGTCCTCTCCTCTGAGTCATCATAGTTTGAAGAAGTGAGAAGATGTCCAAAGATAAGTTCGGGCGTCCAGACCTGCGTCTGTTCGTGGATCACCACCGGGATGGAGATGCCGTTGTTGGCGATGGTGATTCTACCCGATTCATCCACGTCGATGGATATCTTCGTAACGGATGGATTCAGAGAACTCTGATCCAAAGCATTCACCAAGATTTCGTCGAAAACCTTGGTCAGTGCGGGGGAGACACGCACGGTACGTTTGACAAACTTGTCACCCTGTGGAACCCACACATCCCTGTCTTCTGGAAGACACGAGCCAATGTACGCATCACTCCTATCCAGACAGTGTTGGTGAAGGGTCTTCTTTTCGTATTTGGGTGGCATTGTAATGTACCTACCTTGTGTTTTTA